GGTTATTATCAACATATCTTACCATGCCTACCGGTGTTGCAGTGTTAGGAATATAAGGATCACTGGCTGAGCCACAGGAGATCTGAATATGTGATCCTCCGTTTATGGACTTAATCATGTTTTCGCAGGAATAATATATTTGTACATAGCGATACCACTGTCTAATGTAATTTGTAATGCCCCTGAGTCGCTTATACTAAATTGAGTATTATTAACATCTGCAATTTTCAAAATTGCCAATATAGGAGCCACGGGCCACGGCCATTCTTTTGTTAACTTACCTGTAAGTCCTGTGGCAAAAATAAATTCTCCACCGTGTGTTGAAGAGTTACCAAATGTAAATTTTAATTTATCACCATCTGTTCTAGCAATAAAAGTGTCATGCTCAGTATTAGCACCGGCCTGATATTGAAAACGTTGAATACTCTGTACAGTTGGATTAAGTTCAACGTTCCATTTGACACCCTTAAAGGTTACAGGCTTAAGTTTTTCAGTAATAATAGCACTGTTCATAAACCTGTAATCATTTTTAAAGTCTTTGTCTTTGTTTTCAAAATGAAGACCGACTGGGATAGTTTCATTATCCTTAGTAAGTTTAATTACATCGATAGTAGCATCTTCTTTGTACTCTGGACAGTCTAGGTAATATTTCAATTTGTTTAATTGCGGCATGCCAAATACTCCCTCTATTTCTGGGTAAGGAGTATGAGTTTCACCGAACATTACTACTGTTCTATTATCAGACATGGAGTCTATACTAGTTTTAGTAGATGTTCCAGTGACTTTTACGATGTCTAAAAGACCTAGAGAAAATGTGTGACTAACAATATCTTTTAATAAATCTTGCATGATGATTTTTCCTTTCGTTGATTATATTTAGAAAATGTTGGGATGTCAATAGAATTATGAGAAATTGAATAAATTTCCAAAGACATTATCCTGTGTAGTAGATTTTAAATCCCATTCTAGCACTCCGATGAGATTATCTAATTTGTTATTAATAATTGTAGTTTCCATTTCATTATGATCAAATGGAAGTTCTTGAAACCATTTAGGTAAACGTAGTTCATCAGTCGGGTATGCCACTGATGTATAACCTAAAGCATTATCTTTTAGTTTACAAACAATGACTTTCATTCCGTCGACAATACCCATACTATATTTGTCACCGTTCATTCTACGGAGCGTATTCCAATTAATGCTTGCTCTAACATGACCAGGCATATTTGCCTTGCCAGATTTCTTCTCTTTATCTTCATACTCTGTAATATTGTTGGCTCGCTTGGGAGATCCTTTTTCCCATCCTGGACGGGCTTTGAATTCTGTTCTAAATTCACTGATCATCTCCAATATTTCCTTTTCTTCCGATCCGTTCAAGACCTTAGTTAAAACTTCTTCTAAGAACTTTTGCATGAATTCCGGAGTATCACTGCGTTTAAGGTCTAAGCCCATGGCTTTAATTTTTCCTGGTTTACCATCTACGTCTAATCGCTTGCCCTCTTTGTCATAATACAACACTGCATAACGCTTTTTGGTAATAAACAAACCTTTGCTGGCTACGATTTCTCGACCTGCTTTGATTACTTCACCTCTACTCTTAGGACAATGAAAAGCATCCTGCATGAAATCTGGGAAGGTTTTATTTACAGTATCGGCTACTTGGTTATAGAGTTGAATAACTATGTCTCTATCCCATGGAACAAGTTTCTTCTCAATATCTAATTTTAATGTAGTATACGCACTGAAATAACAAGAGTCTGTATCACCGTAGATAATGCTTTTACCGACATGATCGTATTCGCCTGTGATAACTTCGTTCACCTTACTAGCCATGTGGCGGGCAATGGCACGACCTGTAAGAGTAGTTGATTGTCCAATACGTTTATCAAAAAACCTACAGCCAGGATTAAGAATAGCCCCATACAAACTGTTAAGGTTAATCTTTTTAACAAGTTGACGTTTATCCCAATATTCTTCTTCAATTTTATTTTCTGCCTTAATAGCATCTTTTAATTTAGCCTGTAATTCTTTACGTTCAGCATACCATCTTTTTAATAATCCTGGAATAACACCCTCATTTTCGTAAGTAAAAATAGTTCCGTTTGCACTGAGCATCCATGGTCTATTGCTATTGAAAATAAGTTCATATATTTCAGCACCACTCATTATACTAGTTTCACCGTTTTCCCAATCAATTGTAATATCAGTTGATTTATTTTGACTCATTACAAAATCATATTCGAGACTACCAAATCTACCTTCCCATGCCGCCGCAAAACTTTTTCCTTTGGCTATCTCTCCTTCTATATATGTTTTGGTATAGTCTTGCCTTAATTGACCTACGATAGTTTCAGGACCCATATTCAGCGCTCTAATAACACTGGGATATAGACTGTTAATATCCATTGATCCAATCCAATCATGAAGACCTTTTTTAGGATATGCTACATAGGCACCTGCGGCCTGCGTATCGCCTAATTCATCTCTCTTAGCACGACTTGGAACGATCAGTCCTCTATAATGCGCTTCATTGATAATGGCTTGTTCTGTTACAGCAACAGCACCTAGTGTAGTTTGTAGTAGTACAGTATTTTCATGAGCAATGGTGTTGGCTAGATCTAAGAACTTGAGTTTTCGATCAAGTTTGTCCAGGAGAGCAGTATCTTGCCTATTGTATTCTATAAATCTGCGGAAGTCATTATTGTATAGTTGATCTAATGTGCCTTCGTAGACAGTTTTTCTTTCTCCGATTTCCATCTCACCGATAGCATCTAGTCTGTAACTATGACGTTCTTCGTATGTGTACTTTCTATATAGTTCTAAACTATCTAGATGAACACGACCTACTAAGTCATATGTTACAGCAGTTTTACCGAATTTTTCGTATTCACGTTTTTTTGGAAATTGATTCCATAAACAAAATCTGCGAGTATCTTCTTTGCTAAGAACTTTAGTAACTCTATTTACAGTGTAAGGAATATCATAGCCTTCACTGTTCCATCCGCTCAATACATCCGCATCTTGAATAAGTTCTAGAAATGTTTCTAACATATCACCCTCATGATCGAAGATATGAGTGTTAGGAAAATCCTTGACTTGTTCTTGGGCCTGTTCTACAGTTAATGTTTTTGGCGGTAATGCCAGTGTTACTAAGGTATCCATCCACTGTAAACATACTGTGATGGCTGTAATTGGCATAAATGGATCGTCTGGTGAGGCATATCCACGTTCTGGATCAAAGTCTACTTCAATGTCAAAAAATGCTACATTTAATTTTGGAGCATCTTTGCCTAGATAGTTTTCTTCAAGTGTTCTAAATATTGGATTGACGTCATTTTCAAAAAGTTTTGAATTGCTATAGATTCTAAGTTCTTTTTGAAACTCTTTGAATGATTTACATGAAACCTTGCTAAGGTTATCATTAAAGATTGATTTATATTTGCCCTTTTGATCTGGGTAATAAAATATATAACGTGCGGGATATTCTTGGAATAATCGACCCTTTTTTGGATCTCTTTCTACAACACGGATAAGATCATCATCCTTATCCCAGATGGCATCTACGTAACTCATTTTTTCTCCTGTATCCACTTAAGGCTGGACTACCTAATATGCGATTTGTGGCTCGCTTACCCTTCTCAATATTATTTATTATGAAAAAACTGAAATATTATATTTCGATTCAAATGCTTTTGCGTCTAAATGATCATTTACCATAGGTTGTCCTTTAATATTGAGACTGGTATTCAATAGCATAGGGCAACCTGTATCTTCAAACCAATTTTCTAGTAGCAACCTAAACCCTATGCTATCGTGTTTGCCCACTGTTTGTACTCTACTAGTACCATCGTGATGTATTATAGCAGGATATTGTTCAGGTAGTCTACATTTTGCTATGAATTGCATGTAAGGACTTTTGTCAATTCCTTTAGGCATTTCAAACACATCATTTACATATTCTTCTAATATAGCCGGTGCAAATGGTCTGAACTTTTGTCTTCGTTTAATTTCATTTACCTTATCTTTAATATTTGAACCTCTGGGGTCCGCTAAAAGACTTCTATGACCTAATGCTCTAGGGCCATATTCTGCTCTTCCAGTAGCGACACCTACTATTTTGTCCTTATGTAAAGATGTCATTAATTTTCCAATTGGGTATTTTTGTCCCATATCAGTTCCTAGATATGGTCCAGGCCACTTAACGTGTTCTCCTATGTAACCAGCCACAGCACCTATGGCACTACCTGCGTCTCCTGGATTTGGCATAATCCATACGTTATCCCAATCTTGAGTAATTACGCTATTGGCAGAACAATTTAAAGCACATCCTCCCATTAATACTAGATTGTTACTACCTAAGTGTTGACGAGCATAGCCTGATATATTTTTTAGTATATCTGTATATATAGCCTGTGTAGCAGCAGCAATGTCAAACATGTCTTGTTCTGTTGTTAGGTCTGGTCTCCACCAATTACATCCACGATGTAAATTTTGTTTAAATTTGATTTCAGGTGCTTTTATACTTTTAAAAAAATCTTCAAGTATGCTTATGTATAACCTGTTTTGATCTCCATACGCAGCCATACCCATGAGAATATATTCTTCTTCGTTTGGTTTTAATCCTATACGTTGAGTCATAGCACTATACCACAATCCTACGCTATGCGGATAACTTTGACTATACCATTTGTTAAGGCCTTGACCTATACCTTTCCAGATTGTTAGTGTTTCGTACTCGCCTATACTGTCTATACAAATAACTGTAGCATTTTTAAATTTGCTAGTGTAATAGCCTGCAGCCGCATGACTATGATGATGAGTACCTATATGTATGCCTGCGTTAATATTATATTTTTCTAGATAATCTTTTACATTGTTTTCTGACCAGCACCAGCCTTGACCTGCGGTGAATTGTCTTAGAGTTTTAAGAACAGGACTTTCATACCAAATCACAAGGTCTGGTTTGCCGTAGTATTCTGCCTCTTTAATTAGAGCAGGATGTAAATGTCCGTCATTTTTTATCTTGCTGTAACGTTCACTGTGTGCTGCAAATAGTATTTCTTTATTGTTCCATACTGAAACCGCAGCATCGTGGCTATTAGCACTGATTCCCCAAATAATCATTTATAGATAAACGGGTCCTTTTTTCGCAGTTCTTCTATTCTTTTTTTAAGGGCTCTGCGTCTTTTCCAATCCTTAAACCAATTAATTATTTTTTTAATCATATTGACTCTTTTATAGGGTTAAAATAATTCGATGTATCAAAGTATAGTTGAAATTTTTTGTTATAGTCATTTTTGTCTAGAAACCACCCTATATGAGTATATTCTTGGTTTAGATCTGCATGTTCAACATTCATAATGCCAAACAGTAATGCATCTTGTTCTAGTGTGTAGGTAAATTTGATATTGTTATGGAATTCTTGTTTATTAGCATCAAAATAGATTTTACCAATGTAATCAATTTCATGTGGTTTCTTTATATACTTAGCGAAACCTTTTTCTTTATACATAAATTTAAAATGATCTAAAAGATCTTTATCAGTAGGCCATATTGGTTGATCATAGTCTACTTCTCCTAGATAAAATTTCCCACTAAAAGCACTGGGAATAAAAAAACAATTAGGAAACAAAGATCGTATGTGCTTAGTATAGTTTACATACCCTTCATCAAATAGTCTAGGTCCATAAAATTCACTTACAAATATTTCCGGTTCGTATTGATCAAAGTCATCCTTTGATAAAGACTCTATGTCTTTGTGGATTATTTTAAATTGGTGTGGTTCAATTTTATTTGATAGTATATTTTGTAGAATATAAACCATCTGATCATTTTGTTCTACAAAGTAAACAAATTTTGCACCTTTACTAAGAGCATATAATCCTAAAATTCCTGTACCACATCCTAGATCAACAAATACCTTATCAGTATTAGTTCTATCAATGGCAGGTTTAAGTAAAAGATCTAATCTTCCAGGCATGTTTAACATGTCTAAATTCATTCCTTCCGGAACGTCTAGGCTGTTATACCATGAACTTTTAGTTAGATAATAGGTCATTAATCATCTTTCCTATTGGCATGACCACTGATATCCACAATGGTTTCAAGGTCGTCAAATTCTTTATATACTTGATCCCATTTGTCTTTTTGAGCGATTCTTATTGCTTTTTTAATCACACTGGGTTTGACATCTAATTCTTCAGCCACTGCTTTGATTGTTTCATTTAAACCTTCAGTAAGGTCTTGTATTTCTTGCATAACAGTTACACCTTCTGAAACAATTTGCTTGATTTTGATCCTTTCTGGATCACCGAATACCTTACTCATTCTTATCTCCTTGTGTATTATTGTAGCAGAATTGTGTTTTCTAAGTCAAATTATTTGACGCCGATTTTCATAAATCGTAGGTATGTGGTTTCTGGATCCTTAAATTCACGTTCATTGTCATAGATTACTTCACGCATGGGATATTGTTCATCAAAGTCAACTAATCTCTCATGTCCAGATTCTGAATTGTTCCTACTTTGTATAGCAATCAATGGACCAATTGGAATACTTTCAAACCAATTATTACCTGTCATGTCCTGTTGACTGGTATTAATTATTAGGCTTTTTTGATCTGCTTGACTATAATCCACAGTGTTAGCATCTGCCCACATATTTTCAGATTTTATACCAAGCCTT